TAGGACGCTTGAGTGCTGCATTGTAGTAAACCTTTTTAAATGCAGATCCTATCAAGGGGAGATGGAAAAGCATTCTTTCAAACTCATCAAAGTATTCTGGCATCTGCTCAGTTACCTGAAAGTTCATGAAGTTCTGTACTCTGTTAGCTTGCATCTCTTTCTCAGGTGTAGACTTACCCATGATGTTTGCCTTGACAGGCCCACTGGCAGGAAAGAGTTCTGCTGATGCCTTGGATTGAAACTTAACTGCTGACTCTATGAGCAATGGATGTACGGCTGTACATGCACCATCAAAGGGATCACTTCCCGGTTGTAGTTTTAGACCTAGTAGATCAAAGCCACGTTCAAACATAGACTCCCACTCTGCTCTAGAATCTTTATCAGCTTGAAAGTTATCTATAACCTGATCAGCTATTTCATCTAAGTATTCATCGTCTAATGTTTCTGTTAAGTTACCATACCACTCAGCAATCTCTTCTGAGGCAGACATTGTTACTTCTTCTGAAGAGAAGTCTACAATCACACCACCATCTGTAGGATCAACTTCAAAGGTAGCTTCCATCTCTTCCTCTGCTTTCATTGGAACTACGTTAGCTACTTCTTCTTGTTTCATCTCATATGGATTACGTTCAGTTGCCATTGTCTAACTTACTCCTAAAAGTTTTAGTATCTGTGCCACAGTAAACTCTCCTTGGTCAATTCCTACTTGTCGTACTGCTGTACTTGGATCAACTCCTTGTAGTATTAAAGTATTTACTTGTGGTCCTAAAGATAGTTCTCTTGCAGACAATCCTGAATCTTCTACAGGTATTGGTTCTGCTTGTTCTATTGCTGCTGATAGTACTTCAGGTATCTTAGGAGGAGGAGCTACTCTACGCTCTGGTTGATCATTACCACTACCAAATGATGTATCTATATTATTTCTAGAAGCTGCTTCAGGACCGCCAAAAAGATTAACTAAAGCACTTATACCTCTTTCAAATATATTTTGTTCTGGAGCTTTTATTGAAGGAGTATCATTTTTAATAGCATTAGCTACTTCTTTTACAGATTTCTTAGAATTATCTGTTGGCTGCACAACTGATTCTTTTTCATTTCTATCTTCTATTTCATCTAAAGTTAATCTAGTTCTGTTAGCAGGTGTGATTCTTCCACTTTGATATTCCATCTGTCCAAATTCTTTATTTGGTTTATTTATAATTTGTGCATATGCACTATCTAATGCATCAATTTTATCTTTATCTATTCTTTCTCTTGCACCTTTATAAGAGTTAATAAGATCTTGATTTACTTCTGGATTAATAACAGATGTCATATCTTCATTCTTATTTGAAACACCTCTACGTGATGGTTCATATATATCCAGTAAAGCTCCCGGTCCTCTTTGTGCAAAATCAAGTGCTGTACCTATTCCGCTTACAACTTTATTATCTTTATCTATTCCAAATTTATTAGCTAAACCACTTACTCCTATTGCATCTAAAACTTGTCCTATTGCTGTATCTACAGGTGTCGTATTTTTTCCTTTATCATCATAAGATGACAGTAGACTATTCATAAAACCACCGGGATTTGCTATACCACCAGCAATTAAACCCAAACCTTGTAACATACCAGATCCTCTAGCGTCATTTAATGAGTCATAAACTTGAGATGCTTGTGCTGTAGAATTAGGAGAGTAACCAAGAGATTGTGAAGCATTAGAAATTTGTTCATCACTAAATCTTCCTGAATCTTTCATAGATTGTGTTACATCTGCAATAGTGTCACCCGACTTAGCATACCTTATACCAAAACCAAATTCTTGTATTGCTGCTTTATTTGGGTTATCTGTTAAGTCAACATTACCTCCTAATACTTCTGGATCATACTCACCTCTTTTAGAACCTTCTGGAGCATCTTCTTTATTTCTATAGAGTGCATCACCGGGAGTATAGGCTTCAAACATTCCTCGCATACCTTTACCAAATGTAGCTAGTCCTCTATTTTCTAAAAAGTTAGCTAAAGGTATACCTGCTTTATTATAAAGATCTCTATCTATTCCTCTTTGCATAAGTTGTAGATTTGTAAATTTAGAGTCAGGATCTATTTTACCTAACTTATCAAATCTATCTCTATAATCTTGTCCTCCTAATCTGGCAGCATTACGTATATTTATTTCATTAAGAGCTATGTCAGCAGGAGATTTTGCTTGTATTGCTCTTCCTCTTGAATCATAAGATATGTAACTATCTTCTGGCTCTTTACCTTCTTCTGTAGGTAGATTTGATGCACCTACGTCAGCATCAGCTTGATCTTCTGCTGTAAACTCAGTATTAAGTGTTTCACCAGTTCCTTCCTCAAAATCATTCTCCATACCTGTATCAAAATAAGCAGGGATACCATCTACTCTACGACCACTACCACCTAGATCTTTAAGTAGTTTAGCTTCTTGTGGGTTTATGTAGGAGAGTTGGTGTGGTTGGTTATTAATCATTCTTTCTTGTGGCACTACTATGTCACCACCCTGTTCCATATTTACTGGAGAGAATGCTGAAGATTCCATAGGATCTTGAAAGACACTGCTCATCTGTGAAGGAGTTTGACCCATACCGTACATATTCTGCCTACGGTCAGACAGTGTTGAGTATGCGTCAGACAATCCACCACCATATTGCATTTCTACAACATCATCTTCTATGTCTAGTACTTCAAATAGTTTTTGTTTTGAGTTACGCATATCTTCCCCTAACTTATAGCCATGAATATATTATACCATACAAAAGTTAATATGACAAATTAAAATGTCCAGTATGTACTTTTGGTAGACTTAGGTTCATCTTCATACTCAGGATCGTCAGGGTGTGTTAGATGCCATGATTCTTTCATGTAGTGTATAGCCATTGTCATAGCATCTACCTGATCATCATGGGCAGCATTTGGAAATCGTATAAGTTCTTCTATTAATTCTTCTGACCATTTTTTATTTGTAGGTATCCATAGTCTACCTGCTTCTAGTATTGGCGAAGCTGCATATACTCTGGCTACCTTGTCCCTATCTGGTGTATATTCCATAACAGGTATGCCTGATCTTCTCATATCCTGTATGAGTGACTGACCACTAGCCTTCTTCTCTACCATACATACGTCAGGCTTGTTATTATTGTACAGTTGTTGTGCAAGCTTACGTAGTTCTGGGTATTCAAACCTACCTCTGATGTTACCAAGTAAGATTAAGTGGGGGGCATAGCTTTCATATCCTCCATCATCCTGATCATATAGGTAGAATATGCCCCATGTCTGGATTACAGAGTAGTCAGCCGTAGTTCTGGTAGAGAATGCAGTGTCATATGTTTGTATTACAAAATCACAGGTAGGTGGTTCTTCTTGTTCCCACTCTTGTAACCATCTTTTCTTTATAATACCACCTTCTTCTGGTGTTGGGTCTTGCATATACAGGGAGTTCCAATATCTGCTGCCATTACTAGCTTTAATTTCATTCTCATCTACTCTGAGTACGCTATCTGGCTTCCATTCTGGGAAATAACTACCACCAACAGGTAGATCCAGTAGATCTGCTGCTGTTTCATCTAGCCATGCAGGGATTTTAATGACCTCCCAAGGGATAACATCATAGTCACCCATGTTTTCCTGCTGCTTTAGGAGCCAACCACACAGGTCATCGTAGTGATAACGAGTATTAATGATAACTATTGCACCATTAGGCATGATACGTGTACGTAGTCCAGCAGGATACCACTCTTTGATGTACCTTCTACCTGCTTCTGAGAAAGAATCCTCCTCAGACATGACATCATCAAGGATTGCTATGTGCGCTCCACGACCAGCAATTTGAGATCTCACTCCAGCAGCGTAATACATACCACCTTGGTTGGTCTTCCACTTACCTGCTGCCCTTACGTCACTACGTAACTGCACTCCTCTGAAGATTTTCTGGAACTCTTCTGTGTTTACCACATCTCTGACGGATCTGCCGAAGTCTGAAGACAACTGATCACTGTGGGAGACAGTTAATATCTCATGTTCTGGATGACGACCTATGTACCATGCAGGGAATAGCTTAGAACAGATGACTGACTTGGAGGAACGTGGAGGTAGAAAGACCATCAGTCTCTTAATTCTACCTTCTTCTAGATCTTGAAGTTTATCTGATATAACTTTTATATGATTACCCATCTTAAAGTCAGACACAATAGAGGGAGCCATTCTCTTAACAAAAGTTAAGAAGTTTTCATTAGATTGCTTTTCTACTTTTTGTGAGAGGAGTCCCTTTAAATTAATAAAAGAGTCTATAAGAGTTTCTTCTAAATTATTCATAGTTATATTATATACTATAATTACTAATAGTACAAGTATTATTTATAAAATATATATAAAATATATTGTTAGTACTAGTAAGTACTTGAAATGACTACACTACTTATAGTACTTATAGTACTGGAAGGACCGCAGATTTCTCATATAATTATTAAATGATGATTGGTCCATGATATTTTGAAAATATATGTCACTACCCTTTTATATATATATATGCGTGTGTGTTTTTTTTCCTACCCTGCACACATGAGGCGAAATGACCTAAAATCGTGAGAAATTAGGGAAGTTATATAGAACTCTTTAGTAGAGTATCTTACGATACTAAAGAGTTCTTATATAGTATTGGAAATTTCAACCAACTTTTGGAGAATGTTATGGAATTTGTAGAAAGTATTGCAGTGATCTTGGCTTGTGTAGGTGGATTTGTAAGCCTGATGATCGTAACACGCTTGTAAAATCATCCTCTGGATGTAAAGAAATAATGTTTTAAGCTTTAGCTTAAACTTAACAAACTACCCTAAGTCATTGTAATACTTAGGTATTACTTGTCTTGCTAATGTTACAGAGTGTAACATATCGTGATGATATGTGACATGACATGACGAGGAGCTTGACAAGGCTATGATGAGAAGTATATAGTACTTATTAGTAGAGTATCTTACGATACTAATAAGTTCTTATATAGAGTTTAACTTTAAGGAGCAAAACAATGGAAAATACTGAAGAACAAAACAATCAGATTAAAGAAGCTATTGATTGTTTCATAGACCTAAAAAGAATTGAGGCTCAGAGATTAACAATAGAAGTAGAAGTAGCTAAATTAGAACTAGAAGTAGCTAAATTAGAACTAGAACTAGCGCAGGAAAATGGAGGATAACATGGAAAGCATTTTCGATATTCAAATGGATTTAGAAAGTATGAACAAAGATTATCAAGTCTTTGTAAGTGTAACAAATGGTATTGACCTTCACGATAGTGATGGTAACTGGATCGACACATTCGAGGATAGCTCAGAACTATTGTTCTGGGTTACCAATAACTAGGAGTTATGGCTATGACTACATGGGAAATAATACAAACTGACTGTTTTGGTTATGAATATGAGTTTGAAGTAAGACCTTCTATCACTGAGCGTGGTTATGATATACATGACCTAAGTGCTGGAGACATGATAGAAATGGGATCTACATTTGAAGAATGTAAAGAAACAATAGAAGCTGAACGTAGTTCAACCTATGTTTGGAGAAAGGTAGTAAAATGAAAGTATTATCAACTTTGATAATGATGATGGCATGGTTTGTTTGCATTGCTTTATCATTTGCTATGAACGAAGTCTTCTCTCATGAAGTATACGATCATGCTCAGAACTTCGTTTACTTTGTAAAGTCACTGCCTATACTTGCTGCTTTAGCAAGTACTGGAATGTGGTTGACACTTTTAACCAAGTAATAGTATAACTACTTAGCTTATACTCTTGTATAAGCAGTTATACGTTATTAACACTAGCTGGAGATTGCAATGGAAAAGCAAAAATTGTTTGAGAAAAAAGTAAGTGAGTTTTTGTCCAATCAAGATGACCAATTCGTTAGACTTCTATTAAAAAGTGAGATCGCTTATATCTCTGATAAGATGTCAAAGATAATGGCCGAAGTGTTAAACGAAAGACAACGCAACTAAACTAGGACTTATATAGTACTTAGTAGGTAAGTTCTTACGAACCTACTAAGTTCTTATATAGATTAACAAAACCAAACTGGAGTAAATTATGAAAACATTTGAATTTTTAACTAAAGACAATAAGTGGCAAGCTATCGTAGATAAAGGTTATGCAGACAAGAAGAAGTCTGGTGTACCATGTAGGGTATTACATGAGAATGGTAGCTGGAAAGTTATAGCTAATGTGGAAGCTATACCAGAAGGTATGGACACAAGGTTTAAAGCAGAAGCACCTGTAACTGCTTAACAGTTGCTCCGACATCCTAGGCACGATGGAAAACTGCCTAACTTACTAAGTAAATGTAAAGATATTCTGTTGTCAAAAATGCAGAGTGATTGGATCACATCTAATACTTATTAGACAGGAATAATCTGATAGATACCAGAGTATCTTTACACTTACTTAGCATAAGTAAGAAAGCATTACCAAAAAGGTAGTGTGGATTTTTAAACTTAAAACGGAGCATCATTATTATGAGCAACATTCAAATCTTAGACCAAAACGCTAACCTAGTTTCTGTAGCTTCTGACAAAGCACCTAGTACACGTAGGAACAAAGTCAAGAACAATGGCAACTCGGTTCATGTCACTAAGAACTACGTAGTAGTTTCAGTGGCTCCTACGGATGGCGTTGGTGGATCAACTGTAATGAACTATTACAGAAAGGATACATCACTGGTTGTTATGAATAACTCCAATCAGAAGTCTAATAAAGCATCCAAGACTGTCTTGAATAGAGCTTTGAGTGCTTAACCTACAAGTGAGAGGATGCCTTATGGTGTCCTCTCATAACTTCTAGTTATAATATTTAATAGTACCTCTCGTTACTAACCCAAAAAGTTAGTGTATGTATTTACGTACTATTAAATCTTATAATTAAATATAAGGAGCAAAGACTATGAGTAATATTATAAAACTAAAAGGTAAAACAAGTAAAGGTAAGAATCGTATTAGAGAACATGGTGAACTATGGAATCAAATAACCTTGGATGAAATAGGGTTAGTTTCTTCACGTAATCCACATCTAATAGATAGATCTATACAGCCTATAAGATCTCACCTTACTGGTGAATGGAGATGGTTTGATTTCCATATTGATAAAGATTTTGAAATTATTACTAAGTAAGGAGCAAAGACTATGAGTAAATATAAACTACTTGGTGTTGGCACTAATGCCAAAACTATCAAAGGTGATGGTGATGAATACATCACTGCCATCCTATATCTTAAACCATCTCTGATGTTGTGTCCTATGTCAAAGAAAGCACACTGTCTTGATGGTTGTCTGTATAGTGCTGGCCGTGGTGCTTTCAATTCAGTACAAGAAAGCCGTACTAGAAAGACAAAGTTCTTGATACAAGACCGCTCTGGATTTATGCAGACATTACAAGATGATCTAGATAAGTTCTTAAAGTATTGTATTAAGAAAGATGTTCAACCAGTTGTAAGATTGAATGGCACTAGTGACTGGAACTTTCTAGAAATTATCAGAGATAATCCAGACATTCAGTTCTATGATTATACTAAGGTTTACAATAGGTTAGACAAGAACCTTCCACCAAACTATCATGTAACACTAAGCTATAGCGAAGCTAATGCAGACTACAAAGATAAAGTAGTAGCTAAAGCTAAAGCAAAAGGTGTGAACCTTGCTGTAGTGTTCAGAGATAAGAAGAAAATTCCTACTGAATTTTTAGGAATGAGAGTTGTTGATGGTGACCAAGATGATCTTAGATTTCTTGATCCGACAGGTGTAGTGGTAGCTCTCTATGCTAAAGGACAAGCAAAGAAAGATACTAGTGGTTTTGTTGTTGACATATAAACTAATTACTGTATTATATAGTATGTACTTACGTACTATATAATGCAGTTAATTAAAGGAGAAGTTATGGCTAAGTTATTATATAGATATTTAAGGCCAACTAAGTTAGATAAACGTATACTAGCGTATGAAGTTGATAGGTCTTTTAGATTAGGTAAACGTCTTAACATACTAGCATAGGAGTAAGTAATGGCTGAAGAAGTATTAAGTTATCTTGAATGGTCTAATGACTATGAAAGAAAGTATAATGTAATGCCAGCATGGTGGTGGAATCAATATAAAAGAGAAGAAGCCTATGAAAAATATAAACGAGGGGAGGTCTTTGACTAATGGGTGATGTAAAAGAATTGCTAGAGCAATACTACGAAGAAGCATTAGACATGGGCATGACTGAGGAAGATGCAAAGGTTTGGGCATATGATAAGTTTCACAACTGGACAGGAGATGAGTAATGACAAGACTAGATGAAGTAATAAAAGCTAAAGTTGAACGTGAGATAGAGTTAGGATTGCAAAGTCCTACTCAAGGGTGGGCTATGTCTGAGATCCTTTCTAAGTTTAGTGAACAGGATCGTGAGGTAGCTAGAGCATACATACTCAAGCGTAGTGGAAAGGAGAAGTACATATGAACAGCAGAGAGTACAATAGCAAACTCTTAAAAAGAATTAATAGTTCTTTAATATTTAAGAATGATCTAGGTTCTGATGCAAGTACAGAAGTACTTGAGTTTATTAAAAAGAAAGAGCGTGAAGTAAAACAATTCCAACAAGGTTACGAAGAATTTTTAGATAGGAAGAAAGGATAAAATATGTTTGATCACAGTCAATTAGATTTTAAAGTAGAGAAGTTTAACCTGTTTCATTTTGGTGAGGAAGGTCATACACACTCACAGTACAAAGTACCAGCTAACATTGGTGTTGGTCTTAGACGTAAGGACACTAAGCAACCACTAGGCATAGTGTCTGAGAACTATGAAGTAGTTCAGTATATGGACATCGTAGATGGTGTTGAGCAAGCCATTGCTATGTCGGGGTTAGACTTAACTAATGCTGAGTTTCAAACTAATGTTCACGATGATGGAGCTAGGATAGAACTTACGGCTAAGTTTCCAGCACATGAGCAAAGCATAGGCAAACTTACTGATACTGTTATACCTGAGTTAAAGTTTAGGACGTCACAGAATAGGACATGGGCTAACAATATGATGGTTGGCTTATGGCGTTCTATGTGTTATAATACTTTGGTTAGTGGTGACAAGCTGGCTTACATCTATGGTAGACACACAAAGAACTTTAATGTCAGTGGGTTTGCTAAGAAGATACAAAATGCTGGTGAGTTTATAGTAGGTGAAGGTATGACTGAGATGCGTACTTGGTATGATACTAAGGTTACTAGACCACAAGCTATTGATTTGTTTAGTAAAACTATAGCTAGACGTACTGACAATGTGACTAGAAAGAAGGTAGCTAATAAAGTTATGCTATCTAATCTTATGAAAACATTCGATGAAGAGTCTAGACATTTACATGGTAAAGGTAACTATGATAAGTATGGTACGAGTGATACTGGTAGTCTATGGTCTGCATATAATGCAGCTACATGGTGGTCTACGCATGGTCAGACTAGGCAAGGATCATCCTTACATAATGCCAAGCCTATCAGAGAAGAAAAGGTACGTAAGATGATAGGGTCTGAAGCATGGAAGGAGTTGTTAGTAGCGTGAACTGCTGGCACTGTAAGACTGAGTTAATTTGGGGTGGTGACCATGACATAGATCATGAAGATGATACCTATGCTATGGTCACTAACCTGAGTTGTCCTAACTGTGAGAGTATCGTAGATGTTTACTATCCAAAAGAAAAAGAAAAGGGATAAATTATGGTAATAGTATATGCAACTTCAAGTATACATAGGGAAAAGTGGGCTGTGTTTGATAGTGAAGAAGTTTATTCTGCCTGTGCAGATTCTCTGGATACACTAGCCAAACAATCTAGAATGGAAATTACTACTAGTGAAGTGGAGAAAGAAGATGAAGACATATAATGTAAAGACTTATAGGTCTGTTATGTTTGAGTTAAATCATTGTGTTAAGGCTGTTGATAAGGAATCAGCAATAGATCAATGTATAAATTGGTTTGATGATGACACAGAAATAATGGAGCATGTTAAGGATTGGATTGACCCAAGAGAAGAGACAGTATCAATAGAGATTGTTTATGTAGAGGAGGAAGAAGATGCCTGAAGAATTTGAACATGAGTTAATTGGTGTACTACAAGAACACTACGGTAAAAACTTTGACTATAATTGGGACAGTGAAGAAGATGGATTTTATATTCGACTAAGAGTATGGAAGGAGGAAGAGAATGATTGAAGAAAGACTTGATGACAGTAATGAAAGAAGAAGAGAACTCTTTGAAGAGTGGCTACATACAGCACCTCATGGAGAGTTCTGGTCTATCGAAGAGACATGGGATGACGAAGCTACGCTAGGATTTCGTGTAGACTTTGCAATAGTAAGGAGGGGAGAATGATAGTATTTAATGATAGCTATAAGTCAGAAGGATTTGAGATAGGCATAGAAGAAGCTAATAAAATATTGATTGATCTTGGTTTACATTTAGAGTATAAGTTTATAGAAGATTATGTAAGTGACAATGGTGAGTATGCTTACACTCTAACAGTAGAGAAAAGAAAGGAACCTGTAGATGCCAGCCAGATGGACTTGCTGTAACTGTGGCTGTGTACATTGGGATGGGTTGGAACCTATCTCATGTATCATGTGCAACCATGATGTATTTGTAGACAATCCTGATACTTATTATAAACTTAAACAAGAGGAGAAAGATAATGCAAAAGATAAAGAAACCACAGACAATAGTTAAGTGGGGTCACGAAGATATTACTATGCTTGAGTTGTTCGAAGAGTTAGATAGATGTGTTGCTAGTCCTGTAAGAAATTTACATGAGTTAGAAGGTGACATGTATATGTCTGACTATCATAAATTATCTGAGGCTCAGTGGAGAATATCAAGTACACTACAACTACTTAAAGGAGATACTGATGATTAAAGAAGGTAAAGTATGGGGCCAGACTATCCCACTGCTACAATCACCAGCCGTAGAGATACATCGTATCAACATAGAGTTAGGTGGGTACTGTAGTAAACATGCTCATCAATCTAAGATCAATGCTTTCTATGTTATCTCTGGTCATCTAGAGATCAAGAGATGGAAAGAATATAAGTTAATAGATAGCACATGGTTAGAAGAAGGTGATCTATCTATCGTACCAGCAGGTGAGTACCATCAGTTCATGGCACATCAAGAGACTGAAGCATTAGAAATTTATTGGACAGAACTTAATCATAATGATATAATGAGAGAAAATGTTGGAGGAATATAATGTTACTTATTTGGTTATTAAATTTATTATTTTAGGATATATAATATGTCGTATATAATTATACAAATGGAAAGCGATCCTCTGGATATAGAAACAATTTCTATATTACCTGAAGAGGATGAGCTAAAGGTCAGACAGTTTAAGAAAGAAGAAGATGCAATTAGATTCTTATATAAACATGGTATTGAAGATGATTATGATACAAAGATTGTGAGGTTACATTGAGATTTTTATTGTACTATATATTAATGTTATTTGTTATTATGATGGCATTTATTTTAACTACTAATACATCTAAAGCTAGCGAGTATGACATAGAGTGTATGGTAGAAGCTATCTATCATGAGGCTAGATCAGAAAGATTTATAGATCAGATAGCTGTGGGCAACGTCATATTACAAAGGGTTAAGGATAAAAGATATCCTAACACTGTATGTGATGTAGTACACCAAGCTAAAAAATGGAAGGGAAAATTAATAAGAAACAAATGTCAGTTCAGTTACTACTGTGATGGTAAGTCAGAAAATTATAAAGAGTTAGATGCACTCTTAGAAGTTATGGATACATCTGAATTAGTACTACAAGGTGTTATGTTAGAGCAGACAATGGGGGCTACACACTACCACACTTGGAAGGTATCCCCTCGTTGGTCACGTAGTCCTACATTTATTAAGTTAGGTAGGGTAGGATCACATATCTTTTATATTGACAAAAGTAAATAAAAGGAGTAAGCTATGGTACGAAATCATTTAGAAGTAGAGAATAAACTACACGAACATATTAGAACATTAAAGATACAGTTAAAAGAAAAAGATGATACGATATCTAAGCTAAGAAAAGAAAAAGGTTTACCTAATAAAACTAAGTGGATAGAAAAAGATGACTAAAAATTTATGGGAACGAGATCGTAGGCGTATCTTTAAAAAATATCTTAGAGAATATCTAAGTGAAGGGTATGATCGTAATGAAGCTGGTATCATGGCTAAACGTGAGACAGATGATACCATGTCAGACCAAGAAAACTTTGTAAAAACATTATGGAATAATCAAGATGAGTAAAAATAAATGGCAACTTGTTCTTGAAAAAGATGTAGGTTCTATTGTCGTGGAAACATTCCCAACTAAAGATATAGCACAAGAAGAGCTACGATACAGAAACTCCCTAACAAGAGCAATGGGATATACTCCTGACATTAATTATATTATAAAAAAGATTAATTAAAACTCTAGAGAGATAGTACTTACGTACTCTCTAGAGTTTTTAATTATATAGGAGATTCGAATGGAAGCTAGACCTATTATGGGGCCATGTCCTCACCCTCACTGTGACTCAAGCGATGCTCACGCAACGTATCCTGATGACGGTCACTCGTTTTGTTTTAGTTGCGAAACATACACACACGGAGAAAAAAATATGCAGACATCACAGGTACTTCCTATGACTAATCGTGCAACGTCACCACTTAAAACAACTGGTATAGCTGATGCTATAGCTGAACGTAAGATATCCAAGACAACTGCTATGAAGTATAATACTGAAGTCATCAAGGCTGGTTCTATAAACATACACCACATATACAAATACTTTGACCAAGGTGGTAATCACATTGCCAACAAGGTCAGGGAAGTACAGAACAAGAAGTTCTGGTCTGAAGGTAATCTGTCTAGTGCTGGTTTGTTTGGTCAGAATATCTTTGGTCAGGCTGGTAAGTACATCACAGTATGTGAGGGTGAGATAGATGCTATGTCTGCTTACGAGATGCTAGGTTCCAAGTGGCCTGTGGTATCTATCAAGAACGGTGCTGCAAGTGCGTATGAGAACTGTAGCCAAGCCTTTGAATACCTCAATAAGTTTGAGCATATCGTATTATGTTTTGACAACGACAAGGTAGGTAGAGAAGCTGGACTAAAAGTTGCTGGCTTGTTTGAACCTAACAAGTGCTTGATCATGGACATGGAACTGAAGGATGCCAACGAGTATCTCAAGACTAACCAACGTGAGAAGTTCTCAAAGGATTGGTGGAACGCAAGTCCTTTTACACCAGCAGGTATTGTAAATCTTTCTGAGTTAGGAGATGATCTATACAAAGAGAACTACTGTGAGACTGTGCAATATCCTTGGCCTCAGATGAATGACAAGACCTATGGTATGCGTACTGGTGAGCTAGTAACCTTTACTAGTGGGGCTGGTATGGGTAAGTCCAGTATCATTCGTGAGCTTATGCATCACATCATGTCCAGTACCAAGGATAACATTGGTGTGCTTGCTATGGAAGAGAACATCAAGAACACAGCGTTCAATATCATGTCGGTTGAAGCTAACGCTAGGTTATATATCAAGGAGATCAGAGATCAATACTCTATGGAGCAACTCAAGGAGTGGGAGAAAGCCACCATTGGTACTGGTAGGTTCTTTGCGTTTGACCACTTTGGATCTATCTCTAACGATGAGATACTAAGCCGTGTACGTTTTATGGCTAAAGGACTAGGCTGTAAGTGGATCATACTTGATCACCTTTCTATCTTAGTATCAGGTCAAGAAGACAATGGGGATGAGCGTAAGTCTATTGATATTCTTATGACCAAGCTACGTTCTCTTGTTGAAGAGACAGGTGTGGGGCTGTTACTTGTAAGTCACTTACGTAGACCATCAGGTGATAGAGGACATGAGGACGGTAGAGAAGTATCTCTATCTCACCTCAGAGGTTCTGCTAGTATAGCACATCTTAGTGATAGCGTCATTGGATTGGAACGTAATCAGCAAGCTGAAGATGAAATAGAATCTAACACCACCACCATTCGTATCTTAAAGAATAGGTACACAGGTGATACTGGTGTCGCTTGTCGCTTGCATTATGATAAAGAAACTGGTAGAATGACACAGATTGATAACCCTTTTACTGAGGATTAATTATGGTAACAGCAGTAGTTGACATTGAAACTGATGGTTTCAACCCTAGCCTTATACACTGTATTGTAGCATGTGATTATAATACAGGTAAAGAAAAGGTATGGGTAGGCAATCAGTGTAAAGACTTTGCTACGTGGTCTACACGTATCGACAAGTTTATTATGCATAATGGTATCAGCTTTGATGCTCCTATACTTAATAGACTTACAGGTTCTTCTATTAAACCTACACAGATACGTGATACTCTTATTGAGTCTCAGCTTTACAATCCTGTAAGGGATGGTGGACACTCACTCAAAGCATGGGGTGAGAGACTTAACTTTCCAAAGGGTGACTACACAGAGTTTGAAGTATTCACAGAAGAGATGCTTGAGTACTGCAAGCAAGACGTTAAGGTTACTCGTAGAGTAGCACAAGAACTAGAGAAAGAAGGTAAAGACTTTTCACAAGATAGCTATGAGCTTGAGAGAAAGATCAGGTTAATAATAGATCAACAAGAAAAGAATGGTTTTGCTTTTGATATACGTAGTGCTATATCTTTCTTGTGTGTGCTTGAAGAGGAGCAACGTGATCTAGAAGACAAGGCACAAGAAATGTTTGAGCCAACTAAGGTTGAACTTAAAACTAAGACCAAGTATATTCCTTTCAATATTGCTAGTCGTAAGCAGATAGCTGAACGTCTTATGGAACGTGGTTGGAAACCTACAAAGAAAACAGATAAGGGTAATGTTATAGTCTCTGAAGAGATACTAGATACTATTGACATGCCTGAAGCTAAGATGTTCAGTAGATACTTTCTTTTACAGAAGCGTACTGGTTTACTTAAGTCTTGGATACAAGCGTCAGAAGATGACGAGAAGGTTAGAGGTAGAGTTATGACACTACGTACTATCACTGGACGTATGGCACACAACTCTCCCAACATGGCTCAAGTGCCAGCAGTGTACTCCCCATATGGTAAGGAGTGTCGTTCTCTATGGACTGTATCTAATCCTGATACTCATGATCTGATTGGCACTGATGCATCTGGACTAGAGTTACGATGTCTTGCTCACTATATGAATGATTCTAACTTCACACAAGAAGTTGTACATGGTGATGTACATACAGCTAACATGAAAGCTGCTGGTCTTACAGACCGTGATCAAGCTAAGACTTTTATATATGCTTTTCTCTATGGTGCTGGCCCTGCTAAGATAGGTAAGGTTGTAGGTGGCTCTGCTAGAGAAGGTCAACAACTTATCACAAAGTTCTTATCTAACATGCCAAAGCTTAAGACACTACGTGACAATGTAATAGAAGGTTCCAAGAAAGGAACACTAAGAGCTTTAGATGGTAGGTTACTACACATCAGAGCAGACTATGCATCTCTAAATACTTTACTACAGGGTGCAGGTGCTATCATATGTAAGCAATGGTTGGTACATATGTATGAGATGATACGTAAGTCAGGTGTTGATGCTAAGTTAGTTGCGTCTGTACATGATGAGTATCAGTTTGAAGTGATAAAGAAAGACGGTGAAAGGTTTGGAAAGATCACTAAGGATGCTATGAAACAAACAGAAGCTACATTAAAAGTTAGGTGTCCTCTTGATTGTGAGTATAAAATCGGAACAACATGGATGGAGACACATTGATATGCCTAGCAAAGAACAATACTGGAAAAACCCAGAAAAGTATATAGCACTTTCAAAGCAATGGCAAAAAGATAATGTAGAAAAAGTTAAAGACTACAGGGTGCAGTATTACCAAGAACATAAAGAAGAATATGAATTAAATATTATAAAATATAAATTAAATAGTGCTAAACATAGAGCAATAAAAAATAATCTTCCGTTTAATATTACGGAACAAGATATTAAAGATGTATGGCCTATAGATAACAAATGTCCTGCTCTTAATATAGAATTTATTATTGGAGGCCGTGACACAATGAATTATGATTCTCCTTCTTTAGATAGAATTATTCCTAGCAAAGGATATATTAAAGGTAATATCCAAATAGTTTCTTCACTGGCTAATGGTATAATGTCTAATGCTACACCAGAACAAGTGCTAAAAGTAGGACAGTACTTTAAGAAGTTAATAGATAATAAGTAGTGTAGTTCTTACGAACACTACTTAGTATCTTATTAGAAAGGAAATAATGTGAGACACAACAACCGTAGATTTGATAAACAATCTTACAAAGAGAACGATGCTAGAGCTAAGAAGGCTATGGTATCATACCTCGAATCAGAAAACTTTACTGATATTATAGATAAAGAAGATTATTATTTTGATGTCTCAGCTAAGAAAGATAAAGGTTATTTTTTTGAAGTTGAGATAAAGAACCAGTGGGGTACTGAATGGCCTGACACATGGAGAGAGGTACGTATACCACAGAGAAAACAAAGACTAATCAATAAGAAGATGAAAGAGTTTCCAGACCATGAGTTATATTTTGTGATCTTCAATACTGATTGTACTCAAGCTTGGTTTATTAAGGACACTACTGTACATAACTCTAGTGTAGGTACAATTCAAAACTCTAGTAGGACAGGTGCGCCACACTTAAAAGAACCTTTCTTTCATATACCTGTAGCAGATGCTAAATTAATTCAAAATATGTGTTGAACATCTCTACAAAGTATGTTATAATTACGAATACAACAAATAGGAGATTGCCCTCAGAACAGTTACAAGCAAAACGTCAAAAACAAATTGTTATAATCTTAATGTTATTATCTTAAAGGAGAAAAATTATGGGTGTTATTTCAGGTCAAGCTTATTGGGCGCATGTTATGGTTCCAAACACAAAGTTCAATCCAGATGGTGAGTATTCAATAGAGATTTGTAATCTCGATGATGCTAACTTAAAGATTGCAGAAGCTGACGGACTTACAATTAAGAATAAGGATGATGAGCGTGGTAACTTCGTTACTCTAAAGCAGTATGCTAAAGATCGTAACGGTACACAACGTGCTATTCCTGTTACAGATTCACAGTTAAAACCTTTTCCAAACGAGAAGCGTATTGGTAATGGTTCAGCAGTGAATGCAAGTTACTTTCCAAAGCCGTACACACAGTATGGTGGTGGAGTTAAAGGCTACTTAAATAAAGTTCAAGTAGTTGATCTTATTGAGTTCACTGGTGGTGATGCACTTACACCTGTTCAAGGTGGGTATGTTGCTAATACTTTGGACGATGATATTCCTTTCGCCTCTTAATGTAAACTAAGGGAGACTTGGGGGTAGGTATGTGTGTATATCTACCCCTATTTTTTAAAACATGAAAAATATTGAAACATTAGTTGAAGATATTTACAGTTTGTTTTCTCTTGATCCAATTAAGATGGATGAAAAGGAAGTAGATAAACATATAGATACCTTTGGAGAGATGCTTAAAGTACATATCAAAGCATTTATGTATGAGAGTCCTAGAACCAGAGGTAATCTTAGACTGTCTGGTATAGGAAAACCTGATAGACAGTTATGGTATGATGTTAATAGTAAGAAAGAGATAGAAGATCTCAAGCCTAGTACACGTATTAAATTTTTATATGGGTATATATTAGAAGAACTTCTTTTACTATGTTCATCTATTGCTGGTCATAAAGTTACTGATCAACAAAAGGAAGTAAGTGTTGAAGGTGTTCTTGGACATCAAGATTCAATGATAGATGATATCCTAGTTGATTGTAAGAGTGCATCAGGATTTGCTTTTAAAAAGTTTAAAGAAAATAATTTAATAAACGATGATCCGTTTGGTTATATAGCACAGATCAGTGCGTATGCACAAGCTAACGGTGTCAACCAAGCAGCTTTTCTTGTCATAGATAAGTCAAGTGGAGAGATATGTCTTACACCTGTACATCAGATGGAGATGATTGATGCTAAAGAAAGAGTTAAATATCTTAAGGGTTTGGTTAGTGAGGGGGATGCTCCTGCTAGGTGTTATAATGCAATACCTGATGGCGAGTCTGGTAATCTTAAGCTTCCCATTGGCTGTGTTTATTGTAGTCATAAGCGAGAGTGTTGGTCTGATTCTAATCAAGGTCACGGAATACGTGCCTTTAAATATTCAAGAGGTACTACGTACTTGGTTAAGGTGGTTAAGGAACCTAAAGTTGATGAGGTAACCAACTGGTAATGCACTGGAAGTATACTAAGAAACCTGACCTAACTAAGTTTGGTTTTGTTTATTGTATAACTAATGTTAAAACAAAGAAAGCTTACATAGGTTGCAAGCAATACTTTAACTACTCTAAAGGTAAGAAGAAACGTGAGTCTAACTGGAAGTCATACATGGGTTCTTCCAAGTATCTTATTGAAGATATTAAAAAGTTAGGCAAAGATAATTTTAAGTTTGTTATTATAGCTGAGTTTAAAAACAAACGAAGCTTACGATACTATGAGTGTTACTATCAAATGAAGTATAATGTATTATCAAGTACCCTTGAAGGATCAGACGAACCAGCATACTATAATAGTTATGTTGGTGGTAAATTCTATAGACCAGTTGAAGAGTATGTAGATGATACAGATTAATGAACAAGTAAGTATAGGATCTCTGTATGACTTAACAAAGATTGAACCTGCGAGATCCCTATACGTTGCTGTAATAATTAGAGCAATACTAGATGCGTCCAAACCTGTACTTACAAGTGAAGACTCATCAATAAAAACTTTTAGAAAAGAAGCACACAACTGGTTGTTCAAAGATGTTGGTGTAACTAATGAAGACTTTACAGTAGTGTGTGATATGGCTGGATTCCCTCCTGACAAGGTTAGGACTCTAGCCTTTAATGTTATTAACTCAGGAGACATTGAGAATGAAAGAGCGAAACTCTACAAATACATCTAAAGAAGATCCAGTAAATAGTCCTTCTCACTATAACATGTTGGATGTTGAAGCTATAGATATTATTGAAATGTCAATGACAAAGGATGACTTCTTAGGTTATCTTAAAGGGAATGCTTTGAAATATTTAATTAGATATAAACACAAAGGTAAACCTGAAGAAGACATAAGCAAAGCAATATGGTACTTAACTAAATTAAAAAGTAAAATAAAATAGAAAGGAAACACTAATGGAAAACGAAGTACAATATGGTATGACACTACCCATCTCAGAAGAGATAGACAATGTTAAGTATAGACAAACAGGAGAAGACTTTTATAGTAAGGTTGTACGTATTG